AATCACCGTAATTCAAAACATTTGACCGTTTTTTGTTTTGACGTGTTTTGATTTATTTTCGTTTGTTTTCAATGACTTACAGCCGCCTGTTTTGAAGTGACGCGCTTCGATATAGGTGTTTTATCCAATGATTCCAATGGTTTAATTTAGATAATCAAAATATCAAAACATTCAAAACATATACAAGCTATATAACGCTATATATATATATTCCATGTGGACTTTATTATGTAAATAGATAATGGTTATATATCATATGTATTTTTAGCTTGTACACCATTGTTTTGTTTTGATTTGAGCGATTATCATAATTAAGTAATTGATATAATTGACTTATTCGGCTTGAAAAATCAAAACAATTCCATAATAAAATGTTTTGATTTTCTAAAAAATGGCTTTAAATAAGGGTTAGCGGGGGTATTGTGCAGTGCACAAAATCAAAACAAAAAAGTGTCAAATGTTTTGATTTTCATGGTCTATGGAAAGTACGCGTAATTATATTACAATATACCCCTATGGTTGGGTAATAATATTACAAAGGTTAATGCTCGGAATTGCTGGTCATGTCCGTGTTATGCCCGTGTTTAGTTATACATAACACGAATGACAGGGATATTGTGGGGGAATGGGCCGCGGTGGCGGTAGCAAATGACCTCTCTCACCGCTCTCAGTAACGATTAGCGGGCATTCGTACGCTCAGAAGCACAACAGAAGCCCTGTATTTAGGACTGTATTCCTATATCGTAGCGATTGAGGGGCTGGTGCAATTCATTAATTGATTTGGTTCTATCATTCGGCGCGGCTAGTTAGTTACCATAAAAAGCAAGGAGGGGGGGTATGCTATGCCATCACGGCCAGACACCCAAAGCCCCCAAGCCCCACCCTTGCAGCCCCTTAGGAAGACCCTCTCACATGCGCCCCAATTTTTTGAAACAAAGTAATTAACATAATATAATAACAAATAATCTTCATATATACGTGCCTGAAAAAAATCGCTCGACTGTTTATTCTTTGCCGATATGCTTGACGGCGTCGAGGGGCTCGTGTAGCTTGGTTGTATTGGTGGGTGGCACTGCTCTCTTCTAAAGCAGGGATTTTCGGGCTCGTAAACTCCAGCCTCCCGCCTTCCTAACGAGCACACAAATGAAAAGGCGAATATAATGGCATATGAGAAAACCAAATACTGGTTCGTACGCGGAAGCACATACAACGCAGTAACCTCCAAATTAAACCTAGTTGAAAATGAAGTGACAAATCTGAAGAGTGCAAATCAGGATTTGAGAGCATCAAAGCAGCGTTTCGAAGATCAGTCTGGTTCGCTCAGGGCAAAACTTGAAACAGAGCAAGATACTGTTCGTGAGACCAATGACGCTTTAAACATATCGAATGCGGAGCTTGATTATGCCCGCGGCTTGGTCGGTGATTTGCGTAGCAAAGTAACAGCTATCTCTAAACGCAAAGAAGAGCTGAAATCTGAAGTGATTACAGCGAACAACAAAATCGACGCGCTTGAGGTTGCTCTTGAGAAGGCTCAGAAGAACGATATGCCTAAAGATGCAAAGACAGGTCAGTTCAAGCCGAAGAAAAAGAAGTCTAAAAAATAGATGTCTAACAATAACAGCGACCTGAAGAACCACATTGAAAGTCAGCTTGTTCTCGTAGAATCCGAGGACGGGTCGATTGATATAGCTGAAGTAACCCGAAAGTGGTTAGAGCAGCAAGGTATTCTTCAGATCGTTGTTGACGCTATCAGGGGTGAAGCCAAGGACGCGAAGGGAAAAAAACTAGCAGCAAGTGAACAGCTAAGCACGCGAGATCGTGTCAATGCCGCACTTAAACTTTCCAACAAGATATTGCCTGACCTGAAATCAAGCGAGCAAAAAACCAACATCACTATCGACCAGAACGTGCGCCACACAGCTACGCATGACTTATTAATGGACGCTGGCTGTATTGACGAACCGATTGACATTATACCAACGTATGAGAAAGAAAAAGTAGATGCCTAAAAAAGACCCATACGAAGGCTTTACACCAGAGACGATTGCAGCTTTAAAAAAGCGCGACGCAAAACACGTCTTATCTGACATTAAAAAAAGAAACGAGAAGCGTGTAGCCGAAAGAGAAGCTGAGGAACGCGCAAAAAAGAACCCGTTCGACATCAAAAACTTCTGCAAAAACATCAAATTCGAAGACTATCCAAAAATTCTAGCGAACATCGCTAACTGCTCAAATGAAGAAGCGCGTGGTCACTTCAGAAACTTGGCACGTGGCGACCTTTATTTCTTAATTCGCTACGGAATGAACAGACCTGACGTTGAAAAACGCTGGTTATTTGATCGTTGCCGAGAGGTTCAGGCTGCCCCAGACGAGCACCTAGATTTATGGAGCCGTGAACACTACAAATCAACAATCATAACCGTAGGTAAAACGATACAAGATATTTTCTGCTCTCACGGTGAGGACTCTCCGATTGAGAAAGAATTTACGTTTTGCATCTTCTCTCACACGCGCCCAATCGCAAAAGGCTTCTTGCGCCAGATCAAGCGTGAATTTGAAAACAATCCGCGCTTTAAAGAGTGGTTCCCTGACGTTCTCTGGGACAACCCAAGTAGCCAAGCCCCGACATGGTCTGAAGATAACGGCATTGTCGTTCGCAGAAAAACAAATCCAAAGGAAGCCACCGTAGAGGCTTGGGGATTGGTTGACGGTCAGCCAACCTCCAAACACTTTGACGGCTTATTGTACGATGATATTGTTACGTCCAAGTCCGTTTACACGCCTGAGATGATTGCCAAGACAACGCGAGAGCTTGAGCTATCTTATAACCTTGGAGCGCATGGCGGATTTAGGCGCTTTATCGGGACAAGATATTCATTCGGTGACAGCTATCGTATGCTTATGAGACGTGGTACAGCGAAACCAAGGGTCTATGCTGCGACGCACGACGGAACACTTGCTGGCGAGCCTGTACTTCTAACGAAAGACAGCCTGACGAAGAAGCGCCGAGATATGGGGGCGTACACATTCTCATGTCAGATGATGCAAAACCCTGTCGCTGACAGTGCTCAAAAGTTTGACGAGGCATGGCTACAATACCACAACGCGACAATTCCGTACGAAGGGCAGAAGCATAGATATATTCTTATTGACCCCGCTAACTCGAAAAAGAAAACCTCAGACTATACCGTTATGATTGTCGTCGAGGCTCGTCCTGACAGGAAGCTTTATATCATTGATATGGTGCGCGACAGAATGAACTTGACAGAGCGTGCGTCAATGCTCGTTTATCTCCATAAGAAATGGAAGCCGATGTCAGGCGACGGCGTTCGCTACGAGAAGTACGGCAAGGACGGTGATATCGAAGCTATTAAAATGTATCAAGAGAGCATAGGTTATCGCTTCGATATAACAGAAGTCGGCGGAAGAATGTCAAAGACAGACCGTATTCTTCAGCTCGTGCCTTACTTTGAAACTGGTAAATTAATTTTGCCATATCAAATGACAAAAACAGATTACGAGAACAAGGAGGTTGACCTTATCCAGACGTTCCGAGAAGAAGAATATTTAGCCTTCCCTCAGTGTGTCCATGACGATATTTTAGATTGTATGGCGCGTGTGATAGATGGCACTAACCCACTAACTTTTCCAGAGGACGCCCTCTATAATATGAAGAGCAATATTGTCAATTCAGGCAGCAATTTAAAAGATATGGATTTTGAGGATTTTTTATTATGATGAAAGTTACTAGAATAGAGATGGAAGACATTGACGACTTAGTGGTTATGTCGCGCAACCAGATCGAAGCAACCGTAAGTCATTTAGTTTACGAGGAGCGCGTCGTTAGGCACTACGCCAAGTGGTTCGTACAAAACAAAAAGAGCGATGATCGTGTTTATATCGCTCGTGAAAATGGAGTGGCTGTCGGTTATTTAGTTGCGTATAAAAGAAGCTATCTTTTCAATTACGGTTGCTTCGTTGGTCAGGAAGTCGTATGGGTTGAGCCAGAGCATAGAGGTGGAAAAGCCTTTATAGCCTTGATGAAAGCCCTTGACGACATGGCTGTTGAGCACAATGCAAAAGAGTGCTATGCAGGGGTTTCAAACGGTGTTAGTATTGACAAGTTGCTTCAGTGGTTCAAACGCAAAAATTTCACAAAGGTTGGTTACTATGTTAAGAAGATTTATACATGACCCGTCTGACCCTCGCTTTTATGACAGGCGTTTATTCAAGGGCGGCGGCAAGGGCGGAAGCGCTCCCCCACCACCTAAGCCAGCTCCTAAACGTGAAGATGTCGCCACTTCAGAAAACGACCTTGACAGACAAGCTAGACGTCGTGGCGTTGGCGCAACTATTTTGTCAGACCAAAGCAAACTCGGCAAGAGCGGTAAATTAGGAGGCTGATTTGCCACAAAATAACAAAACAAAAATAACTGCTGACGACATTCTTGGGAGTTGCGAAACTCTCAAAACTCGTCGTAGTCAATTTGAGGCTCAATGGAAGCAAACCGCTGACGTTATTTTTCCTCGAATGAATATTTTTGACAACGCTGGCCTAAGCCCTCAGAACGCAAAAAAGAAAACTGTTGTTTACTCAAAGCCATTGCTCGCCCTGACTAATTTTGCGGCTGGCTATAACAGTATGCTGACGCCCTCTGGTTCCAAATGGCACGACCTAACTTTAACAGAGCCAGCACAAGAGAAATTAAAAGGCGTTGGCGACTGGTTGGTCGAAGGTCGTAATAGATTGTTCCGAGAGCGTTATACTGGCGGTGCTGGTTTTGGCGCTCAGCAGCATGAGAAATATATGTCGCTTGGATTGTTTGGGAACGGCATCATGTCGATTAACCCAAATCCTAACGGCGGTATTTTTTACAAAAACCATCACATCGCAGAACATTTTCTTGCTGAAAATCACAATGGTCGTATCGACATTGATTATCACGTATTCGCATTAAATGGTCGCCAAGCTCTGGAAAGATATGGCGACAATCTACCTGATAAAACACATAACTTGGCAAGCTCAAAGCCTATGGATAGCTTTAAGTTTATCCACATGGTTAAGCCTAATCCAGACTACGACCCGAACAGTTTATTGTCAGAGAAAAAGAAATTCATCTCCGTCCATGTTGATGTTGATATGGGTGAGATAATGGTCGTCACAGGCTTTAACACATTCCCTTACGCGGTCAGCCGCTACGTTACTATACCTAATGATGTTTACGGTACTGGGGCAGCTCAGCTCGTCCTCCCTGACATCTTGATGGCGAATGAAATGTCTCGTACTGGCTTGGTCTCCAAAAAGCTTCGTGGGCTTCCACCAGTTCTAGCTAAAAACGATGGCATTGTTACGCCGTCAGGAGGTGGCAGAATTGAGAGCGGTAAAGTTATCAAAGGTGGTCTTGATGCCGCTGGAAATCCGAATATGCGCCCCTACATATCTGGCGCTGACCCTGTCGTAATTGACAATGAAATTCAACGCTCTGGCGAACTTATAGACCAAGCTTTCCTTGCTGACCTGTTCCGCGTTCTCTCTTCAACAAAGAGAATGACGACTGTTGAGGTAATGGAATTGCTTGAAGAAAAAGCAGACCTTCTTGCGCCGCTCATGGGTCGTGAGCAGAGCGAAAGTTTATCACCTCAGATTGAGCGTGAAATTGACATTTTGTCCTCTCAGGGCAGATACCCAGAACTTCCCCCAGCTTTGGCTGACCTACAACAAGACAGGGAAATTAATTATGACGTAGTCTATACAAGCCCACTTGCACAGGCACAGAAGGCTAAGGAAGCTCTGGGAGTTATTCGCACAGTCGGGACAGCAATGGAATTTGCAGCCGCTGACCCTAAAGTTATGAACAGAATGAATCTTGATAAAGCAATTCAGATTGTAAACGACAGCAACATCGGAAATAGTACAATCATGCACGACGATCAAACTGTCGAAGCAATGAATGAGCAATATGATTTAAAAGTAGCGGCGGCTGAAGCTGCTGCGGCGGGAGCGGTTTAGTGACGAAGAAAACTTACAAATTATCAGAGGTTGCTCGGTGTTACCGAGTATGCTTTTTAGACAAGGAGACCCAGCAACTGACGCAAGAGGGTCGTGTCGTTATTAAAGATTTAAGAGCGAAGGGTTTATTGGACAGCGATACGTTCGACGAGAACCCGTACGCTATGGCGAGAAATTCAGGATTAATGGAGCTCGCAAATAGAATCTTTTATTTTGTCTTCACAAAGGCGGAACAATTTGAAAGGGTGGAAGAGGACGACGGCATCGAAATTGAAGATGGCGACGATCTCGTTAATGGCAACAGCGACTTAGAAGGAGAATATTAAAATGTGGAAATTATTAAACAGTGGTTCTGATTTAGCTTACGGAAATATTTGCATGGAGCAAGCTGGTGAAGAAAGCGGAGCTGGAGCTGGAGCTGGTGAAGGTGAAGGTGAAGGTGAAGGTGAAGGTGCGGCGGCAGCAGCAACAGCAGCGGCTGGAGAAAAAGGTGCAGCCGAAGGTCACTGGACTGAAAGTATGGACGAAGAAACTACAACTTACTTGGCTGGTAAAGGCATTGACAAAATGACCCAGCCTGAAGCTTTGAATACCTTACTTAAATCTTATCGTGGTCTTGAGGCAAAAATGGGAGCTGGTAACGATAAGTTAATCATGCGACCAGACATGGACGACCCAGAACAGGTTGAAAAGTTTTATCAAGAACTTGGTCGCCCTGAAAAGGCTGAAGAGTACAAAGCCCCAGAAGGTGAAATCGACCCAGCATTCTTTGGTAATATGCAACAAGCTGCTCACAAGGCTGGATTAACACCGTCTCAAATGGAAATTTTGGGCGCAGCATATCAAGACAGCATGGGTCAATCTGCTGAAGCGTTTCAAAACGAAGCGGCCCTACAGCAAGAAACGGAAACTGCTGAGCTGAAAAAAGAATGGGGCTCAGACTTTGATCGCCGCATTGGTGAGATTGCACGATTTGGTAAAGAGAGCGGTCTTCCTGACGAAGCGGTTCAAGCTTTGGAAGATGGTTTTGGAACAAAAACTATGTTGACATACCTCTACGGTCTGGCTGAAAAGACAGGCTCAGGCTCAACAGTTAATACGCAGACAGACAGCCACACAACACCAAAAGAAGCCGCAGGGAAAATGAATTCCTTGATGTCTGAAATTAGTGTTGACCCATCAAGGCTTGCTGCGTATAATAAAGGCAAGGGTGCGGACTATGAAAAAATGCAAAAGTATATTAGTCTCGCATCACCAAGTGGATAAGCTTTAAACAGCCCCTGACAACATGAAAGAATGTGCCCCCTGCTTTAAACGCCCCTTGATCGGATAAGCTTTAAACAAAAACTAACTAAATTTTTAAACTTAACTTTTAACCCGATCATAAGGAGAGTAGATATGGCAGGTTTACCAGACGTATATAGGCTCACTTACGGCACTAACCTTAATCTTGCTTTGCAACAGTTTGGTTCCAAGCTCGAAAATACCGTTATGGTTGAGAGTGGTGTCACTGGTGAGAAATTCAAATTCGAAACACGCATCGACGCAAAAGACGCGGTTCAAAACACAGCATCATTCCGTGATGTCTTAACCGGTCAGCCAGACATTGTGTCTCGTTGGGTTGGTTTTGATCGTGCCGTTTACGAAGCTGGTGTTGAAAATCTTGAGAAGATGCAAGCAGGAATTGACCCAACAGGTAAGTATGTTGAAAACGGAGCAGCCGCAATCGGACGCTTTGTTGACGATAAAATTATCGCAGCGGGTTTTGGTAACGCTTTAACAGGAAAAGATGGTGCGACAAACACTGCTCTTCCTGCTGGCTCAATTATCGCCGCTGGCGGTACAGGCTGGACGCGTGCCAAAATGGACGAAATTCAGGAGAAGCTAGATGCTGCTGAGATCGACATGGACAGAGAGATGGTAACTGCGGTTATTTCTCCCAAAGCCCATACCGACTTGCGTAACATTGATGCTTACGTGAATTGGGACTTCGCTTCTGGTCGCCCCCTTGAGGGTCACGCGATCAAACCGTTCATGGGTATTCACCGTTTCATCGTAAGTAACCGCTTGCCTGAAAACGCTGGAACTCGTGATTGCTTGATTTACACAAGCAAAGGTATTGGTCTAGCGAAGTGGGGCTCTGGCTTACAGTCAGACGTTCGTGAGTTGCCACAGAAGACAGGTAAACCTTTACTTGTTGAGGCAATCCTTCCAACCAACGCGACCCGTCTTGACGAAAGCCGCGTATTGAAAGTGCAGATCGCAGAATAATTTTTGCCACCGCCTTGTCGTCTCCCTTAGGGGAGGCGACATACTTTCAAGCTTTTGAATAAGGAGAAGCAAATGTCCAAGAATAAAAACAAAAACAACCAGCACCAAGGGCAAAAGCCCAAGGACGAGGTCGTTGATAATACGGTCAACGAAGAAGCTGTTGATAAAACAGAAGCGGTGATTGACAAAACTCAAGAAGTAGAAGCTAACGAAGCTGAAGTTAACGAAGCTCCAGAGACTGAAGTGGAGACCGAAGCTCAATCTGAGACCGAAGTTAATACCGACGACGTTGACGAAGCTGCTGTTGCTGAAGCTGCCGCAGAAGCTGAGGCTGAAGCCGCTGAAAACGCTCAAGGCCCAGAGCCAGAAGTTGAAGAAGAGCCTGAGCTTAGCGAGGAAGAAATTGCTCGTCAGGCTGAAGCTGAAGCTGCTCAGAAAGCCAAAACTAAATTGCAGAAAGATGCTGAAAAGCGCACAGCTAAAAAACAAGCTGAAGCGCAACAGAAGCATGATGATTTTACTGAGATGCACGAGGCTGCTAAAGCTGAAGGTAACTTAGTTTATTCTGTTAAGAATGGCTGTCGATACGGCGAGATGGAAGCGGACGGAGATATTGCAATCGTTATAAAGATTGATAAATTCGAGCGCAAGTCTCAAATTCTTGAGTGCTTAAACAAGCTAGTTATGGCTGTCAAAGAGGACAGAGGTAACGAGTAATGACAAGTCCCGTGAAGATCGCAAACCAAGGCTTAATCAGAATTGGTGTAAAGAAGATTGTTGCGTTCACAGATCAGGTAAAATCTGCGGACGTGATGTCTCTTATCTACGAGAATTCACGGGACACATTGCTCAAACTATACCCGTTTAAATTCGCAAAGAAGAGAGCTATATTAGCTCCACTTTCACTAGCTCCTAAGTGGGGTTATGAATATGCTTACGAGCTACCAACCGATTACGTCAGGCTTATTACAGTCGATGGTCACTATGTCGACACCGACCTTAATGGACTTCCAAACGATTACGTTATAGAAGGTCGCCAGATACTCACAAATCAAAACACGTCAATAAAAATTATTTATATCTGCAACTCAGTCCCAGAGGTTTATTACGACCCAGACTTTGTGAGATTACTTGCCCTCCAGCTTGCCCTTGATGGCTTCACAGCACTTGCGGGTCGTGGCGTTGGTCGAGTTAAAATTGAAAGCGAATATCTAGCGGCTATTGAAACGGCAAAGCGCAACGGCTCTCTCGAAGAACCTAACCAGCACGCCTACTCAGCCGAGTGGGAGAACACGAGAAATGGGTAGTTTTTTCTATGAGCAAAGCAGTTTCAATGCAGGGATACACAACCCACTAATTCAAGGGAACTCTAAATCGCCAAAGCGTGATAGTGCCGTCAAGGACAGCTTGAATGTTTTTCCTATGGTGCAGGGCGGTGTAATCCGCAGGGGTGGAACCAAGTTCATATCCGCCGTTAAGTTTTCAGATAAGAGCTGTTTCTTTTTAAGGTTTAAATTTGGAACAACTTCTGTTGTTCAGAGTTACGTCATTGAGATGGGTGATCTGTATATTAGATTTTACAAGGACAGAGAACAACTTATGGACGGCGGAGCTCCAGTGGAAATCGCAACACCCTTTGCCGAGGCTGATTTTTTCGACGACAACGGTCTTTTTCAGTTTCAATTTAAGCAGTCCGCCGACGTTCTTTTTATCGTTCACAAAGACTACAAGCCTATGGCTCTCAAAAGGGTTAGTGACACCAACTGGTCTATTGATGAAATGGCTTACAACGAGCACCCGTATATGGACGAGAACCGCTCCTCAACCACCTTCACCGCCTCCGCTGAGGTTGCTTCTGGTTCGGTAGATATTGCAGCCTCCTCAGTGAATGGAATTAATAAGGACGCTGGCTTTAGGGCTTCTGACGTGGGGCGTGGCGTGCGTATTTTAAATTCTGGTCAGAAGTGGGCGTGGGGAGAAATAACCGCAGTGAACAGCACTACGTCGATCACAGTGGATATCAATGACAGTAGCGAAGGGACGAGCACAACAGCAACGCGTAGGTGGCGCTTAGGACTTTACAATGACTACGACGGCTATCCTTCGGTTATAGCTATGCACAACGCTAGAGTTGTTTTAGCTGGTCAGCCAGCATACCCAGACAGAGTGGCGCTCTCCGCAACTGGAGGTTTTAGCGCTACATCTTTTGACTTTTCCCCGAGTAATGGTCTTGGTGAAGTTAATGACGATGATGCAATTCAGGCTCGCGTTCAAGATGGTGAGCTTAACCTTATTGAGTGGATTTCAAATATCAGCTCTGGCTTGCTTATTGGGACCACGGACGGAGAGTGGATTTTACAGCCTTCCTCAAGTTCAAGACCTCTTGCGCCAGACAATAATAAAACCAGCTTGATAACAAACAAGGGAAGCGCAAGCCTTCCTTCCGTTTCCAATGGCTCTGCAAATGTCTTTGTTCAGTCGTCAAGAAGTAAGGTTCACGAGGCTGCCTTCTCTCTTGAAAGTGACGGCTTTAGATCGCCAGATTTAGGTCTTTACTTCGTCAATGATTTACGGGCGAGAATTAGGCACATGATCTGGAGCCAAGAGCCAGACAATCTTTTTTATTACCTAATGGACGACGGAACAATTTGCTCCCTAACATATATGAGAGACCAAGATATTGTGGCTTGGGCTAAGCATGAAATAGCTGGAGATGATGTTAATGTGGTGTCTGCCACATCTGTTCCTTCGCCAGACAATGCTCGTGACGATCTTTATTTGATGGTGGAGAGAACAGTAGACGGCGAGACGGTAAAATACGTTGAGTATATGACGCCGTATTACGAGGACGGGGACGAGCGAAAAGACGTGATTTACGCCGACTGCGCCTTCGTTTACGATGGTGTCTTGACCGATACAGTAACTGGTCTTGACCACCTAGAGGGTCAAACTGTCGGCGTGCTTGTCGATGGAAAATCCCACCCAGATCAGGTTGTCGACGCGGGACAGATTGAGTTGTCCAACAACGTCGAAGGAGAGAAGATTATAGTCGGCTTAAAGTACGATTGGCTCGTGGATTTATTAGACCCGATTGTTGAAACAAAAACAGGAACAGTAAAAGGTAAAACTAGACTGGTTAGTAATTTGGTTCTTGATTTCTGGGCTACTCTGGACGTTAATTTCGGGCACACAACCTCAGACGTTTTAGATGCTGATGTCTTGGGTTACGGAACCCAGTTTGATGTGTTGCAAGAATTATTCACAGGTCAGACAGAGCCTCAACCAGTGCCTGAGCCAACCGACAATAGGGAACCTGAACTGCGGATAACTGGTAATGGAATGTTCCCAGCTTGCTTGCTAAATGCAACGTGGGAGATGGACGTAGAATGATAAGCGACGTAAGGCAAATAACCGTTGATGAATTCTTCAACCACCCCTCAAGCGATGCGCTTTTGAAGGAATATGGAGAAGAGTGTGCTTTAGTTGGTATGCCGAAACCAAATCCAAACATAGAAGTTTATAAACAGTTAGAGCAGTCTGGATTGTTTAAGCTTTTCGGCGCATTTAATGGTGATGATATGGATGGATTTTTAGTGTTCTTGATTTCTCAGAACCCTCATTACAGCGCAGTAATTGGAACCATAGAAAGTATTTTTACCACGAAAGAGGCACGCAAAAGTGGAGCTGGAACTAGACTAATAAACACCGCTAAAAATCTAGGGAAAGAGTACGGAGCTGTCGGTCTGTTTATCAGCGCCCCAGCGGCTGGTGTATTCAGCAAGGTGCTTTCTGGTCTTGGCGCAAAACTTACAAACAATGTTTTCTTCTGGGGTTTAAATGAGTAATGAGCTATCACAGCGGAAATCTTTTCCCCCGACATCGCCTGTCGTTATTGACAAGATAAAACAGGTAGAGGCTTTGTCTTTGCAGCGACCTCAAGTCGACATAGAAACCTCCCACCTAATCCATGATGGCATATACACCAGAACCATTTGCGTGCCAGCAGGGGTAATGATAACTGGAGCTCTGATTAAGATACCCACAACCCTCACAGTCAGTGGAGAATGTGTTGTTTTAATTGGCGAAGGTGATAGTATAGAAATTAAAGGATTTGCCGTCATTCCAGCATCGTCAGGAAGAAAGCAAGTCTTTATCGCAATTTCAGACACTCACATATCAATGAGCTTTAAGACCGACGCGAGAAACATAAAAGATGCAGAGGCTGAATTTACCGATGAAACCGAAATTTTGAAGTCAAACACGAACAAAAACAATATTACAATAACGGAGGATTAGCTATGTCAGGCGCAACAACAGCAACGTTTATCGCTATAGCAGGTACAGCCTTGACGGCAGTCGGAACGGTTGCCGCAACCCTTGACGCTAAAGCCACCGCAAAAACAAATGAACAGATTGCCAAAAATCAAGCACTATCTGATGTTTACGAGGCAGAGGCTCGGGCGAGCGACAGAGCTCGTAGAGCACGAGCAACTGCTGGTGCGGCAAGAAATGCTGCTGGAGCGACAACGGGCTCTCTCGAAGGTTCAGCTCTTGATATTATTGCGGATAATGCAGCAACGGACGAGCTTGATATTCTAAGAATAGAATACGCAGGAGAAAACGCTTCGGCTAATTCTGCATTTGAGGCTCAGCTACAATCCAATAAAGCCAAGAGCGCAGGATTTGATGCCGCAATCGGAGTTGGAGCTGGCTTGATAAAAGGTTACGGTAAATACAGTTCAGCTAAAACATCAGGGGGATAATCAGTGGGAACTTTTCCTAGATCGCAACAACAGGTTGGAGCGTCAAACCTAACTCAATCAACTCGCTTTGTTCGTCAAGGCGAGATTTCTACGCTCCCCTCCGCTGATGCGCTTAATGGATTTTTTCGCTCAGTTGATGGCGCTGTAAAAAGTATCGACGATGCAAAGCAGACTGTATTAAAAAGAGACGGAGAAAGTGAAGCTGTTGAAAGGTTCGCGGAATTTCAACTTCAGGAACTCACAAGATTTAATGAAGCCAAGGCAGCGTCGCAGAACAGCCCTCAGGATTTTTCTAAAAGATTTTTAGAGGAGAGCCGAAAAAACTTTGACGAGTTCACAAAAGGAAATGAAAACCAGTATTTTCAAAAGATTATGGAGGGTCGTTATTCAGGCTTAACAAACTCCCTAATTTACGGCGCGACATCGTTCGAGGCTAAGCAGAAAATTGACAATAGAAAAAAAGCCTACGCTTCAGCAGTTGGCTCGTACACCAGTACCGTTTACAACCAGCCCGAAAAGCTACGCTCTGTCATTAGTCAAATGAAAGGCGATAAAGGAGCTGCCGCAGCTTCAGCCGCTTTCGGTTCTGAGCTTGAGGCTGTTGCAACAAAGGCTGGCAAGCGCGTTGCTAAAAGTGCCGTTATGGGTATGGTTGAAAAGAACCCAGCGCGTGTACGTGAATTTATAGAAGAGCATGGACTTCAAGATGTTCTTGGCGGTAAGGAAATAAAAAAAATAATGGAGGTTGCTAAAACAAATTTCGAGCAGATACCAAAAATAGAACAAGCTAAAAAGCAAATGAACCTCGTTAATAGTAAGCAAGGCGTCATGGAGAACTATATCAACGGCACTTTAACTTTAGGCGCGATTGAGGGCATGGACGACCTTGACGAAGACGAGAAAGATATAGCAAGAACCCTCGCTGTCGGCGGTAAAAATGCAAGCGATAAAAACCCAGAAATACTGGCGGACTTAATGTTTCGCAAGAAAGAATTGTTAGAGCGCGACGGCCTGACTATCGGTAACGGTTTAAACGATCTTGTCAAGTACCAGAACGATGTTTACAGCGCCATCGGTGGTGATATAAATAACAGTGAAGCTAAGATGTTATTAAAGGGGACTGTCGATGGTATCAACGCGGCACTTCAATCTGACACTGAAAATTTTGGAGCTAGAGGTGGAAGTAAAGCGGTTGTTTTTGGCAAGCCTCTTTT